GTCCTTGGTCGCCTAACCCAAAAGGTTAAGCTCGACAAAGGTCTCCCAGACATTTGCCGAAATACCGCGCTCTAAATAGTGCGGCACAGCTCCGACCCAACGGGTTGAAACATCCCAGTTTGGAGCGAGAGCCCTTTGCACCCCGAACGATTTCTGGTTTTGCCGAACAGAAATCGCCCAGGAACTCTTCCCGAGTCCCTTTACGTCACCGCGAAGAAAAGCGAGCCATAATCCATAAGGATTATAGATACGCTGTTTCTCGCCTGCTTTTACGCGGACCCTATCATCTCTGATAAAAATCCTGCTAACAATAGGAGTATAACGTAGGTATACAATACTACCTACCTTATTACTCCGCAGGAGATTACGACGCCTCACTAAAGAAAGTGGGACGTGTATGCCCGCATCTACGTTCTCCCAAGGAGGTACATAAAGTACCTTCTTGAGGCGCTTAGTGAGGAATCCTACCAGTGAAGGTAAGGGTACCCAATGAGCAGCAGACCATAGATTAAGCAGATTGATGACGTATGTGAAATCTTGCTGTGTTTGGAGTGTTTTGATATAAACACCCCGGACATCTTTGCCAAAGAAGGCATCGTATCCGCAAGACTCACGGAAACCACCGTTAGAGGAGAAGGATTTCTCCACGTTGACCGTAAAGCCGCAAATTGTCAAGAGGCGAATAACTGCCCCATAAACAGACTTGCGAACTACGATGTCATCGCCGAAGACACCCCAATTACCAGTAAAGGACTTACCGGGATTATATTGAGGTATGCCTAAGGAACGGTGGGCGGCTTGAACGATACACGAGAACAACACTGTCTGAAGGGGAAAGGTAAAACCATTTCCCATTGCAGATAAAAAGGAAGTTCTCGTATCGAACCATCAGGCAGTTTCACAAATGGCTCTCGCAACTCATTGAATATCCAACGTGCCGATTCCGGCACCAAGATATCAAAGAGTTTTTTAGAAAAAGAGTCACTTGCTAATGTTAAGTCAATAGTGCAATACGGATTATCACTATTGAAAAAACATAAGATTGAACCTGCCCATGCCAACTTACGATTACGAATATCTTGCCCGGCGAGATCAAAGCCAAAATAGTCTTTGATACGACGGACAAGAAGCTCACCGAGACTCAACTGGAAAAAGATATTGAGACTCGGAGGAGTTATAATCGTACGTGAGATGGACCGCTTTTTGGGTGCAAAATTTAATTTACCAAAGTTGCAAGTACAATCGGGATTCCCAAAGTGGGTAGTCCGAATTATTTCGGCGTCCACTAAATCAGGGAATTTTTCGATGTACCTGTCCCAAAGGGACGCGACGAAGGGAGAACTACAAGTTAGGGTAGATGAGAACAGCTTTGTGTAAAAGTCTGTTCCACTGGATCCAATAGAGGAGCCAGGACCAACCCGTGCTAAACTGAGCATTTCTTCTAGATGCTCAATAAAGCAACCTCCTTGGGGGTGAAAGAAGTCATAAAAACTTCTTTTTAATTCGCCCCACAGCACACGATCAAAATCATCGTGAAGCTGAAGTTCCCAGCTTGAGACCTTTTCAAGATTCTTGAGAAAAAGGTCCAGCGCAGCAGAATCGGCTGTGTCAATTGCTCCGTCTACGAATTTTTTCGTAAGGGAGTTGTTGATTTGGACGATCGCTGCATCAAGCACACTGCACTCTTCCGTAGGGGGCAATCCCTGCATAACGCAGGCTTTGCCCGACTCAGATAATAAGTGTAGTGTATCAGCGCGCAACAAGTCGTTAAGAACCACCGGATCAATGTCCGCCATGGAAACGACCTCTGTAAAAAAGAGCCCACCATACTAAACGGAATTTGTCAGTATGGTTGTTGCTATACCGGATGCATTCGCGAAAAGAAGACCACCGACGCACGAAACAAGTGCTTCGAGGGAATTCTTATCTGCCGCATCAGCTCCTGCAGGGATATCAAAATAAACTCTGCAGACGCCTACACGAGCTGGTTGGTTCGCCAGCGGAATCATCCCCTTGCGTACATTAATGGACCAACGGTTCATTGGCACGCTAGGAAGCTGCCCCGTAACCGGATTAACCGGAGAAAGGATAGCTACAACCTTAGGCTTAAACATAGCCATAGTGAAGGGATTCGCAACGGAATGAACCGATACACCCGTCTGAGTGCCACCCAATGTGGAAACATAATATTGCTTCCCATTGAAATCCGGCGCGTTGTCGGCCGTGATTGTGTATGTCGGACTGGACAAATCCGGCACAGTGGCACCGGTGATCGGTGAAGAGGGACTAAATGCCATAAAAGGAAGGCTCAAAGGGTGGAAGGATGGCGAAGTTATCGCCGGAGTAGTGAACCTAAAGACGATGCAACTTGCCAACCAACAGCAGCTAAATTAATACACTGCTTAATAGAAGGCAACGTAAAACGCATCGGGGTTACGGAAATCGAACCCGGGGACAAAGCGTCCCTCTGAATGTTCACCGAGCGAATGACCCAGTCATCAGGATCCCATGCAACATACTCAAAAGTTGGATCGTAAAGATCACCTTGAGAGGATATGCATGTTACTAAGTCAGTAATGATTACTGTCTTAGTGACCCATGAAATGCCGCCGTCAAGAACAGCTATAGATTGGAGCATTTGACCAATATTTACAAAATAGTCAACTGCCCAACTAAAGGGAATTAGCTCCCAGATGTCATACCCAGCGGTACTCAATTGAGTACCAACAAGCCGAGCATAACCTGCTGTCGATGCTTCCGTTTTCACGCCACCGTAATACTTCACGGCGACCGTGCGAACACAGTGCAATTGTCGGCGCCAAAAATAGGTGCCGCTAGCACTGTGGTACGCAGAAGCATCACCTTTAGCGTTACCTTGAACACGCTGGCAGTCTCTGCCGAATCGTTGATTTATGATCTCGGAAAGAGCCTGCATGGCTCCGGTCAAATCTTGAATGAACGGAGCCCAGCCAAAAGTGTACTCGAGATAGGTATCCCGGGCAGCACTTAGCACAGTTGCTCTAGGACCTTTTAGCTTATGCACTTTATGTTTGTATTGGTGCAATAAGTTAACAAGGGCGCTGAGAGGATGACGAATCATATGAATCGTCTTGTGTAATTCGCCGAATATAACGCGACCAGAAACTTTCTGGTTCACGGATACGGCATTTTGCACAAACCTCCCATAGGCTTGACTGGTTAGAGACTGCACGGTAGCGCTAGAGTCGGGCATTACAGGGATTACATAATCGCCTGTAGTGTTGCCGAAACAGTCTACCATGCGGAGCATGACGGAGTGTTTGTTGGGCCCTGCATAAACTTGGCAGTAGTAACCAACAGACCGTGAAAGAAGACTCACAGCACTAACGCTCATATGTGAAGAAGCGTTAGTGCACCTTTTAGCCAGAGTACGCCAACCCGGAGGAGAATCCCCCAGAGAAATCGTCGTACCTGCTGTGGGCACACCGTAATAGGGTGTCAGGTCGGTATAACCACCTGAATCACCCCAATGAAAACCTCTCAGCATATGAAAAGCTGATAGGCCGGGGCTTGTCTTCGTTTTTGACATGCCAATCTCTTACGGCGAGATGAATGGACCGTAAATGGGGGCTTG